AATGGCAACTTATACCCCCCCCCTACCCTAAAAGTTGGAAGTAGCAATAGTAACAGTGACACCACAACAAATTTGACAAAAAATAACCTAATCCAAGGCTTAATGTTCTTTAAGGTTGAAATAACCTAATGTAAGGCTTAAAGAACATTAAGGTTGAAAAACGCAATCATAGCTAAACCGTAAAGTTTGTGGATATAAAACCACCCTTGCCCCCACATCTGATATACTGTTTCGCGTTGGGGTTGTTTCCCTCTTTCCCTTTTCAACCCCAACACTAAATTAACAGGGTAAAAATTATGGCATTAACTAAAAAAGACTTAAAAAACCTTCCGAAATCTAACGGCGATCCACGCAGAGAACAAGGTAGACTCTACACAGAGCTGGTGTTCACTGGGTTATCTCGGCGCAAAGCGTTTGAAGAAGTGTTCCCTGAGAAGGTTGCGGCTCTTAAAGTTAAGTATCCAGCCTCAGCTTATCCACGAGAAGTTGCTCGTATGGTGCATCGCATAGAGAGAGGTAGTTTCGTACAAGAGTGTTTCACCATTGCTAACAAAGACTGGTGGACAAAGTTCATCACTAAAAAGCAAGACATCTACGAGAACCTGTACAACACTGCGATGGACAAGAACGAGAAGACGGTTGATCGCCTTAACGCCTCTAAGATATTTCTAACCAACGTACCAGACGCACCTAAAGAAGACATCAAGGTTAACGTTGAGGTTAAGGTCGGCTCTGATGACTTTAAGAAGATGCTGGATCAGAAGAAGCGTGAGCTACATGGTGCAGCGAACGGTAACATCATTGACGTAGAGGGAGAGGTTGTCGCTGATGAGTGACTGGACAGCTCGACCAACCGAAGACATATTCAAGTATCGCAAGTGGGCTAATGCGCGTGGTGCTAATGCGATGAACGGGGCGAACAACAGGGCGCAGGCTGAGGCGTTGATGTTGTTTGGGCAGAGTTACTTTAAAGATCACTTTCCATCACTACACCCAGAGCTTCATAGTGATATGCTTGCGTTGATGTGTTCAGCGTATAAGTTTAAAGCGATCGCTGTACCACGAGGACACTCTAAGTCGACATTAATATCGTTCCTGTTGGCGATATACCGCATCGTGTTCATGGAGCGTAAGTTTATTGTTATTGTGTCTGAGAGTGAGGACAAGGCTAAAGACTTTGTTATTAGACTACGTGACGAGCTGGAGTTTAATCAGAAGCTGATAAGGGACTTCTCTGGGGGCAAAGGGTTCAAGACAGTTGACTGGGCTAAAACTGACTTCGTTACTAAGAGTGGCATACGAGTAGTCGCTAAAGGTGCAGGGCAGTCGCTTCGTGGTCTGATCCATAAAGACACTCGACCTGACTGCATCATCCTGGACGATATTGAGACCAACGAGACGGCGGGTGAGAACAGTGTACTTAACTTCATCTTAACCGATGTGTTCAAGGCGGTTAATAAGAGAGGTCTGTACGACATCTGTTACGTTGGTACGATAATCAAGGACATGGCTGTTTTGCATCAGATGTTAATAAACGATGAGTTCGCATCAGCCAAATGGGAGGCGATAGACGATGACGATGAGATGGTCGCTCCGATGTTACTGCCTAAAGCTGAGTACGAGCGCGAGAAGCGCATCGCTAATCAGTTGGGCAAGATGAGTACGTTCTACGCTGAGTATCATAACAACCCGATGGTTGCAGATGATGAGGCTACCTTCAAACAAGAGAACTTTCAGTATTTTGATGCTGGTAAACTTGACTTGAAGCAGATGCACGTCTACATCGCTTATGACCCAGCGCTACCCAACCGTGTAGGCAAGCGGCAAAGGGCGGATAGAACCGCTCTGGTCGTGTTGGCAACCAGCTCAAACGAGGACTGGTACGTGCTTAAAGTTATTGCAAACAGAGATACACCATCAAACAACCGAAGATTGTTGTATAATCTGGTAAAGAAGTATAGCCCGCGTAAAGTTTGGATGGAGACGATAGCAGCACAAAGAGCGATGTACCTTGAGATTCGTGAAGATATGAAGAGGGAGGCCATTAAGTTTCCATTTGAAGAGATTTCATCCCACGCAGGTACAAAAGAGGCTAGAATTGAGCAACTACAACCACTTTATGAGTCAGGTAGGGTGTTTCATAACAAAAGTGATAAAGAGCAAGTTGAGTTAGAGAGGGAGTTGTTGCTGTTTGGTAGGACATCCCATGACGATAGGAGTGATAGTCTAAGTTTTTTCCTAAATAGGGTAAAATACCCTAGGGAAGTAGCAAAAGTCTCAGGAAGAACGCGTGATTTTTATGAAAACGCTTTTAATAAGCACTCTAAAGCTAGTTGGAAAATTATTTAAGGTTAAATATGGAAGACATCAAAGTAAGTAAGTTAACAGGCGATAAACTTTTAGAGCAGGTCACAAGTTGGTTCGCTGATTCAGTTAGTTGGGATGATGAATGGCGAGATGACGCTAAAACTTGGTACGACTACTACCACGGCAGGCACTGGACATCAGAAGAGATTGAGCAGTTGCAAGATAGAGGTCAAGCAGTAACTACTTATAATCATATTAAACCTTCGATTGACTCTGTGATCGGTTCAGAGCGTCAAAACCGACCTAAAGTTACAATGGCAGGTCGCACACTTGACGATGAGAAGTTAGCTCAAGCCAAAACACAACTATATAACTATATTACATACAACTCTAAAACAGATGATGAGCTTGATCGCATGATTAAGGATGCGTTTGTTACTGGTAGAGGTTGGATGTACGCTTATGCAGACACCTCTTCAGATGACATTGACCTAATGCACTCGTTTATTGACTATCGAGATATGTTCTCAGATGGTTACTCTAAACGAGATGACCTTGGAGACGCACGATACGTTCACTACGCTGTATATACAGATGAGAATATGGTTAAAGCCCAGTTTCCTAAGTTTAAAGCAGAACTTGGTAACGTAGAAACATCAGCATCAGGCGTAATCAGTTTTGAGTCAAGCTCAGATGATGAGATTTGGTACGCAGGTGGCGACAAAACACGCCCTAGACTAATTAGCACTTGGTACAGAGATGAGGACGGTAACGTCAACACTGTTATCTGGGTGAAAGGTCAGATTTTATACGAGCAGAAAGCACCGTATAAGATGAACCGCTTCCCATTTGTTCAGTACACTGTTTCAAGAGACCTTGATAACAGACCATACGGCCTTGTTAAGCAGATGGTGTCAGCTCAAGATGAGGTTAATAAACGTCATTCTAAAGCACTTCACTACCTTAACGCTAAACAGGTTATGGCAGAAGAGGACGCGTTTGTTGACTGGAACGATGCAAAGAAAACATTAGCTAAACCTGATGGCATCACTAAGTTAAACGATGGCGCACTAACTAACGGTAAAGTTCAGATTATTGACAATACAGCGTTAGCAAGCACTCACATTCAGATGATGCAGATCGCTAAAGACAACATTCTGTATTCAGCTGGTCTTAACCCATCGTTCGTAGGGCAAGCGTCTCAGTATGAGTCAGCTAAGAAGGCTAACCTGTCTATCGCTCAAGCACAGAACTCAATCGTTCCTGTACTTAACAAGTTACGTATCGCTAGATTTGACCTGGCTGAGATTACTATGAAGCTTGTTCCAGAGTTCTATGGTGAAGAGCGCATCGTTCGTATTACTCAACCTGATGGTAAGTATGCGTTTATGCCGTTGAACCAAGTTAATTTACTTGATGATGGTACTCTAGCTAAACTTAACGATATGACCAACGATGACGTTGATGTTATTATTGAGGACGCTCCAAGAGGTCTTAACGAGCGTGAAGAGCAGTTCGCTCAACTTATGCAGATACAAGGTCAAACATCTCGTCCGATTCCGATGGAGGTGTTACTACGCTACAGTTCGATCAAAGATAAACATCAGTTAGCAGAGGACTTGAAGCAGTATTACGCGATGGAGTCTCAACTACAGCAAGCTCAACAACAGATGGAGCAAATGTCTCAACAGATTCAACAGCTTGGCGGTCAGGTACAACAGAAGGACAGTCAGATTGTGCAGATTCAAACAGCGAGAGCTGTAGACAACGAGGTGTCTAAAGTAAAAGATAAGATGGGTGGGGTTATTTAACTCTACCACTGTAAAATATACTCCAGCTGGAGTTTAAACGTAGCAAACACCGCACTATATTTATATGGTATAGTGTATTTAGTAATAAAAAGAAAAAGGATGCGTTATGGCTACCCAAGAAGATAAGAGTCCAGTGGCTTCATTAATGGAAGACCTAGGGATTGGCTCTGATGATTCTACCCCAGTAATGGAAGATGATTCGAAGAACCCTGAAGAAATCGATTCTGATACGCTTACCCCTAATAAGGATGGCAAAGTAGCAGAAGAGGCTGAAGAAACAGATACAGTGAAGGCTGACACAGAACCCTCAGATGACGAAACAACAGCTTTGAAGGCTGAACTTGAAAAAGCGAATAAACGTATTAGTGATAAAGACAAATACATTAATGAGCTTCGACAGGCTAAGCCCGAAAAAGAAGAAAAAATGGTTGGAGATGATGAGACATCGTCTGGAGATGACTTTTGGGAAGACCCAGAAGGAAACTACAAGACATTGTTAAGTCAACTTCAAATGGCAAATTTAAGGATCGATGAAAACGCGTACGCTATGAAGAACGTGGACTATTTCGATGTTGTAAATGCGGAATCGATTCAGGAGGCGTTTCAAACGAACCCTGAGTTTATGGAAGAGTTTAATACAAGCTCTCGCCCGTATGAAGCAGCATATATATTCTTAAAAGCCAATTTAGAAACTAGAGAATTGAGTGATAAGCAACAGAAGGATCAGCTTGAGAGTGAGATTAGAGATAAAGTGTTAGCTGAATTAGGGATCGATAAAGATACCCCGAAAAAGCAAATACCGCCTAATATGCGCTCACTTGGTAGCTCGTCAACTGGTAAGAAAGGTGGTTCAGATGATGGTTTTACTTCAGTTTTCGGTGGAATGTAGTTTTTTTAATTAATATATGAGGTAATAAAAATGGCAAGCACAAGCATTGCAACAAGCCACGGTTTAACTGTGGAACAATGGAACGCCGATCTGTTCAGACTCTATCAAGAGCAAACTTTCTTCGGTAAATTTAAAGGTGTTGGCGGTAAGTCAATCGTAGCTGTAAAACGTGATCTAACTAAGCAAGCGGGCGACGCGGTTACTTTTGGTTACTCTAACACTATTCGTGGTACATCAGGTGTAACTGGTAACACTCCTCTTGAGGGTGAAGCATCAGGTACTTATACTGTAAACAACGAAGCGATGACTTACAACTACCAACGTGTAGTTATCGATCAACTACGTCAATCAATTAAGATTGCTGGTTTGATGGATGAGAAACGCGTTGCGTTTAACATGCGTAATGACGCTAAGTCACAGTTAACTGATTGGTTAGCTTACAATGAAGACCAAGCTATTTTCACTGCGATTAAGACTTGTGACACAGTATTAACTACTGTTATCACTGGTACTGGTGTGACTTACGATGCGATTGTTGACATGAAGAAGGAAGCGATGTTTCCATCTGCTAACAACATTGCAGCTAGTAAGACGACTCGTAAGATTGAGCCTGTTAAGGTTGAGGGCGGCGAAGAGTTTTTCGTATTAGTAGTTAACCCTTCTGATGCAGCAGCGTTCCGTAAGTCTGATGACTTTAAAACGTTCAATCAGTACGCAGCTAATAGAGGTATGGACAACCCTATCTTTACAGGTTCGTTAGGTGTATTTAACGGTGTTATTGTTCACGAGCATAGTTCAATAGTAGTAGGCGCTCCAGTTCTTATGGGTGCTAACGCTATTCTTCTTGGTTACGGCCAAGAGATTATGTATGGTGAAGATACGTTTGATTATGACAACCAAACAGGTTTTATGATCGGTTCTGTTCGTGGTGTAGCATTAGCTAAACACGATGGTACTGATGATAACGCTGATGGTTCGTCTTACGGCGCTATCAAGTTCAACATCGCTACTTAAAATTAGCTAAAATGATGTCAGGGTTTCGGCTCTGACATCATCACATAAGGATATACAATGACACTTAGAGAACTAATTGCCAAGGTAAGGGACAAACTTCAAGACGCTGATGCAGTCTATTGGAGTGACTCTGAATTTATTGATTTATACAATGAAGGTAAGAGATATTTAGCTTCCGAGCGTAAAGAGAACCCCACAACCACAAGTGTATCTTTATCTGATGGTGTTTACGAGTACAATATAGACGGTGTACTCAGATATATTTCAGCAAAAGACAATGATAAAATTAATAGAGAACTGTACCCTGACGATGGTAACGGGGATAATGATGCTGATGGCATCATTATTATGGATTATGATACTATCTATGTTAATACCCCTGTTACTGGTACAACGATTACACTCAAACATATCGCATTTCCTGCGGACGATAACTTAAACGATCCGATTAGAAGTGGTGATGAGGAGTCATACACATACTTCCTTTTAAGTAAGGCGTATGAGAAAGACACAGATATGGAGCAGTTCCAAAAAGCTCAATACTTTTGGTCTATGTTTACAGGTGCTATGAAATTTATAAAAAAGAATAGCAGCCTTAATTACATAGATAAAACTCAAACTGTAAAAGGATATTACTACTAATGCCAAAAGAAATATTAGATATTTATATTGAGCCAAGTTACGAGTATGAGTTTAATTTAAACTTTGATACCGTAACTGGTACTGACTTAGAGCCAGACTACAACTGTTACTTTAAGAGCGCCTCTATTGGTGAGATTCAGTTCACCCATAACGCTACGAGTGAACAGTACGAACTGACTATCTCTGAGGCGAACACTGCTAAGGTAACATCTAACTTAGAAGAGTATTCTGTTTATGTCAAGAAGATCAGTGACAACAAATATGATAAACTACTTTCTGGTAGAATACACATAGATAACAAGGTAAGGTAAATATGCAAGTTAACTTAACGAAAGGAGCTACTAAAGCCGAGATAGATGCTTTATACGCACAAACTCTAACAGCTAAAACAGGTGCTGAAACAGCTGAAACAGGGGCAGCGAGCTCAGCTACAGGCGCTGCGAGCTCAGCTACAGATGCAGCGAATAGTGCTACAACCTCAGCTACGTCAGCTACAGCATCAGCCTCAAGCGCATCAACAGCAGCGGCATCCGAAGCGGGTGTTGACGCAGATAGAGTTGCGGCACAAACAGCAGCAACAGCAAGTGCAGCAAGTGCAGCAGCAGCTTTAGTATCAGAGAATAATGCTCAATCATCAGAGAATGATGCAGAGACAGCTCAGGCTGCTGCGGAGTTAGCAGAGACACACGCTGAAACAGCAGAAACTAATGCAGAGACAGCTGAAACTAATGCAGAAAGTAGTAAGACAGCAGCAGCTAGTTCAGCTACTACAGCGACAACTCAAGCATCAACAGCTACAACTAAAGCTTCTGAGGCGTCGACCTCTGCTACTAATGCAGCAACCAGTGCTACTAACGCAGCAGCCAGTGCTACTACAGCTACTACTAAGGCAGCTACAGCAACAACTCAGGCAACAGCGGCTTCTGGTTCAGCTACGAGTGCTAGTAGTTCAGCTTCTAGTGCTACAACTGCTCAAGCGGCAGCAGAGGCGGCAAGAGATTCCGCTTTGGCAGCTTTTGATTCCTTTGATGATAGATATCTAGGTCAGAAAACTTCAGACCCTACACTAGACAATGATGGTAATGCCTTAGTTGCAGGCACTTTATACTTCAATACAACTACTGATGCTATGAAGGTCTATGAGGGCTCTACTTGGGTTGCAGCTTATGCTTCTCTTTCAGGTGCTTTGATTGCTACTAGTAACTTATCAGATTTAAATAACGCAGGTACAGCTAGGACTAATCTAGGTGTCGATGCCGCAGGTACGGTTAATTATACACATCCCACTAATCACGCTATTTCTGTTATTACAGGCTTACAAACAGCCTTAGATGGTAAGGTAGATGACACACAGGTATTAACAGATGTTCCAGCAGGAGCAGTATTCACCGATACAACTTATACAGTTGGAGATGGTGGTTTAACTCAGGTTAATTTTACAACAGCCGATAATACTAAACTAGATGGTATTGAAGCTCTTGCAGATGTAACAGACACAACCAACGTGGTAGCTGCATTATCAGCAGGAACAGGTGTATCTATCAGTGGCGCTGGTGAGATTGCAGTAACTGCAGTGGCATTAACTACTGTTCAGACTGCTGTAAGTGAAGTTGCACATTTAGCTTTGACAGCTCAAGAAGGTGACGTTGTTGTTCGCTCAGATGAGAACAAGTCTTACGTACATAATGGTGGTGTTGCTGGAACTATGGCAGACTACACTTTACTAGCTACTCCAACCGGTGCTGTTCTAAGTGTTGCTGGAAAGACTGGTACTGTTACTTTAGATACTTCAAATGTATCTGAGAATGCTGCAAACAAATATTACACGGAAGCGAGAGTTTCTGCAAATACTTCTGTTGCAGCTAATACAGCTAAGGTTGGAATAACTACCGCTCAGGCTAATGCAATCGTAGCGAATACAGCTAAAGTAACTAACGTATCTACTAACTTATCTACAACCACAACTGCTACTACTAACACTGTAGTAAGTTCAGATGGAACAAACGCTGTTCTACCTGCTGCCACTACAACTGTTGCGGGTATGCTAACAGGCGCTGATAAGACTAAGTTAGATGGAATAGAAACAGGCGCTACAGCAGACCAAACTAACGCTGAAATAAAAACTGCTTATGAGGCTAATGCTGACACTAATGCATTTAGTGATGCTGAGCAGACTAAGCTATCAGGTATTGAAACTTCTGCTGATGTTACCGATTCAACTAATGTTAATGCTGCTGGTGCGGTTATGGAATCTGATACAACGACTGCTTCAATGTCATTTGTTGTAGATGAAGATGCTATGACTTCAAACAGTGCTACAAAGATACCAACACAACAAAGTGTTAAGGCTTATGTAGATAGCCAAGTTGAAACGAAAGATGCGTTAAGTGAATTAAGTGGTACGCTTGATGATATTACTGACGGCACGACTTATAAAAGAATGTCTGCTACTGAGCAATCTAAACTATCAGGTATTGAAACCAGTGCTGATGTAACAGATGTTACTAACGTAACTGCTGCTGGTGCATTGATGGATTCTGAGGTTACAAACCTTGCAGCCGTTAAAGCCTTTGCAACTACTGACTATGCTACTTCTACTCAAGGTACTACAGCGGATAACGCACTACCTAAAGCGGGTGGGGCAATGACTGGAGCTATTACTACTACCTCAACATTTGATGGTCGTGATGTAGCTACAGACGGTGCTAAGTTAGACACTATAGCTACTTCAGCTAACTTGTACGCACACCCTACAGGAGCAGGTAATCTCCACGTGGCTACAGGTGGTTCAGTTGGTCAGGTATTGACTAACACTGCTAGTGGTACTGGTACTTGGCAGGATGCTGCTGGTGGAACGCCAGAGGGTACATCAATTTTATCTACGGGTGAAACTGGTGGTACTAAATATCTAAGAGAAGATGGTGACGGTACGTGTTCTTGGCAAGCAGTAGCAGGTGGTGGTATTGGTAGCTTTATAGATACATCTATTGCTATTAGTAGTGATGATACTGCCTTAGCTAATGATGATGGTACTGCTAATAATAATATTGCTATTGGTTTAAATGCAGGAAATGGGATTACAGCGGGGGCTAACTCTGTTCTTATCGGAACTGATGTCGGGTTTACCAACAGCCTTACTAAATGTTTTGGATTAGGTTATAAGGCACTCTATGCTGCAACCGCTGGTGGAACGAATAATGTAGCTATAGGAGACTCGGCACTTTATGAAGTCTCAGCAGGTGGTAATATTGCAGTAGGTGGTTGGGGTGCTGGTAGGTATATCACCTCAGGTATGTACAATATCGGAATCGGACAACAAGCTCTATATGGAAACTCAACATCTAAACTCACAGGCTCATACAACACTGGCATAGGCTACCAAACTGGCTACAACCTAAGCACAGGACAATACAACGTACTGAATGGTTATCAAGCTGGTTATAGTTTGACTACTGGTGCTACAAACACTTATATTGGTCAAGAGGCGGGCAGGTATGCAACAACAGGCTCTTCTAATATTGGTATTGGTGAGAACGCTTTAAAGGGTGCTACAAGTAGTGGTGTAACCCAATCATATAATATTGGTATCGGTAGACTCACTTTAGCAAATCTTTCAAGTGGTGTTTCAAATATAGCACTAGGGCAAAAAGCAGGTCAGCTGTTAACAACAGGTACATACAACAGCCTACAAGGCTATAAATCAGGCTACTCGTTAACTACTGGTGCTTATAACGTAACAAACGGTTATGAAGCTGGCGATGCTTTGACTACCGGTTCTTATAACGTATTTAATGGTGCAGGTGCAGGTGGTATGTCAACCAGTGGTCAATATAACATTGCCCTTGGTTACAACAGTATGTCTAATGGTGTAAATACTGGGCAGTTTAATACTTGTATGCAATATCAGTCTGGTTGGAATATCACGTCTGGCGGTAATAACGTATGTATTGGTAATGCTGCAGGTAAGAATATATCTACTGGTAGTAAGAACGTATGTTTAGGTTATAGCGCAGGTTCGGGGCAGATAACAACACAATCCAGCAAACTACATATTGCTAACAATGCTACTGAATCTCTAATAGAGGGTGACTTCTCAGCTAAGACAGTAAACATCAACGGTGCTTTAACAGTCAACGGTGCTGCGGTAGGTGGTGCTATGGAGTTGATTAGTACACAGACTATTACTTCTGCTGTTGCTAGTGTGGAGGTAGATAGGAACTTTAAGGACGAGAGTTACTTGGGGTATAAGTTAGTAATATCAAATATTATACAAAGTACTACTGCTGACCTAGGTTTTAGATTAAAGGTTGATGGAGTGTACAGCTCTACAGCTAATTACGACACATCCCTCACAAGTATGTATCAAGGGAGTACGTCCCTAAGTACAGCCGCAGCTGCAAATGCGACATCCATTAAGATAGCCTATTCCAATGTTGGAGCATCCTACGGAGAAGTAACAATACTATCTAGCGCAACTACAACATACCCGAGAGTTTCATTTAATATAGATAGTGGGAATGGTTCAAGTGCTAATGCACATAACTATAAGGGTGTAGCAAGATATGACACCGCTGTATCCTCCTTTGGAGGCATAAGCCTTTTTGTATCTTCTGGCACAATAAGCTCTGGAACGGTTTCACTTTACGGTATCAAAGGATAATTATGAACAAAATGGTAAACGGTGAACTTGTACCTTTAACACAAGAAGAAATCTCTCAAAGGGAAACTGATATAGCAGCTCACGAAGCTGAACAGCTAGCTACTGGTTATATCCATCAAAGACAATCTGAATATCCACCGATTGAGGATTACCTTGATGGTATCGTCAAAGGTGATACAGCACAGGTAGATAAGTACATCGCTGATTGCCAAGCTGTTAAAACTAAATACCCTAAACCAATCACATAACTCATAGGAGTAAGAAATGAGAAACTTAAACGCACCAATCGTAGAAACATTAGAAGTAACAACAGTAAAGGTAACAGGCTTTATTAACAACAGAGAAGAGCTTAGATGTGAGATTCATTATATGACTTCATTATCGGATGGCACACCTTACCAAAGAGGTAATATCACTATTGATGGTACAGAAGAGTACGATGCTTTTGCAGCAGAGATGGATGTAGAACTTGAAGGTGGCTTAGGTTATGAGAAGACTTTAGCAGCTAACTTGTACAAGAAGGTACTAGCTACTTTATAAACCAACAGGAGAAGTTATGTTAGAAGAGAATACAACAGAGCAAATCGCACAACACTACTCAGCAATGGGTGATAGTGTAGACCTAATCAACGCAGGACAACCAACTGGTATGTCTGATGAAGATTGGGCAGATACTAAATCTCGTAATCAAGAACACTTAGTTTTAATGAAAGCTAAGGATTTCTGGACTACTGAAGATATGACAGCAGTAACCGCAGCAATCGCTGTATAAATAATAATAAATAGGAGCAATAGAGATATGGGAAAAACCAAAAAGAACCCCGTAACGCAAGAACAGACAGTAACAATCAACGAAGTAGAACATAAAGTAAGTGACTTAACCCAAGAGCAACTAGCTTATGTTAATCACGTAGCAGACTTAGAACGTAAGATGAGTTCTAGTCAGTTCAACCTCGACCAACTTAGTATTGGTAGAGATGCTTTTATGAATATGCTAACTGAGTCTTTAAAGGCTGAAGAAGCAGTAGTAGAATAAAACATACGAGGGTGAAATGCCCCGCACTCATTAACCAAACTTGAAGGAACTATGGAATATTCAGACATAATCTTGACACTGGTAGGAATGGTAACAACAGGGACTATC